CGTGCAGACATAAATATTTATATATCAATATATTATAATCAAAAAAAACGCAGTTGCACGATTGCACGAAAATTTCTTCATTTTTTATAAGGGTATATTTCTTAAAAGTTAAAAAATAAAAAAAAGAATATATAGGCCGCCCGTTTTCGAACAGATCGCACGATTGTCCAAAATGTTTTTTCTGGGGAAAAAGGGGTATGAGGGGAAACAAAAAAGTCCGGAAAACCGGACTTTTAAACTATATGTCTTCAGGATAAAATGCCTGCGTTATGAATTCGTATTCCCGGGGGAGCGACCGCACGCCCACAATAACACACAAGCCTCTGGCAGCCATTTCATAGAGCCTCTGGTTGGTCACAGGGGAGTTCCTGAAGTTATACTGGGCGCACATCACGAAATAAGCCGTGGACAGGTCACAGGAATAAAGATCCTCCTGTATCAGCTTGGCCGCATCACTAGGTATCAGGGCAAAGCCCAGCCTGACCGCAAGCCTTGAAATCATCTGTCTGCGTGTCCGGACATCAGGACATACCGCCACAAAAATTTTATTCTCTTTTTTCAGCATATTGCTTCCTTTTTATTTGCATATCTCACTAAAAATCACTAACTTTACAATGATATAAATTGGGATATATCATACATTTCTATCCGAGTAGAAATGCCTGTAAGGGACCGCAGGCCGCCAGGCCGGACAACGCCGGATCTCACTCCTGTCATCAGAAAACTCCAGCAATGCGTCATTAATGCTCTTGTGGAACAGCTCCTCTATGATACACATTTCGGCCACATCCATGAATAGTTCCAAAGAGCGGGCTGTGCAGTGCTCGGATACAATGATGGATCCTCCCTCGGGAATCCGGAGCAATAACTCCGTCACCCGGTCATAAAACCTTTTGAAACGGCCCGGATCACGCCCGGCCAGAGGCATTACCTTTTCCAATATTTCCTGATAACTTCGTGCCATGTCAGTAGTCCAGTCTCAAATTTCCCGGAAGATCAGGATCCAAGGGATCTTCTCCCGGTTGTATGATCTCCTTGCCGGTACCGACCGTGAAATACTCCACTCCGCCGGACTTGTCATCCACGACAGGACGTCCGTCCTTATCGACCTGATAGGGGAGTCCGGTCTTGCTGTCATATTTCTGGGGGTTAAACACAAAACCTTTCCATTTGCAATACATGACGAATTTTTTCTTGAATGAGGCAGGGGTATTATATTTCCGCTGGGCCGGATCATACAAGCACAAGGCGTCGAACAGCTCCTTCTTCACCAGGCGGCAACCGATATGCTCCGGTGCAGAGAAATACTCGTCAGCCCAGGAAATGAAGGTTTCCCCGATCTCCTGCCGCAGTTTGCGCTCCTCAAGCCGTTCTCCAGGAGCTTGGACCACACCGAACGTCAGATACAGTTGGATACAGTTGGCCAGCAGGTTCCAGCACAGGTTCCACTGGTCAAAATCCCACTCGGTAAAGAACAACGCTCCGAAATCGTCAACCGGTTTGTGGCTTTCATTATAAAAATCGGAAAAGGCCAACAGCCACTGGCGATCCGTGAAAGAGGAGCCGGTTCCGCGGATGGCATGGTTCGTGGCAATATAGATTTTGGGAGACTGCGAGAACGACAGCGTGATACGCCGCCCTCCCTTATAGTTAACACTCCAATCCCCGGTAATGTTCGGAAACAGAAACTCGAAGTTGAAGTTCTGAAGCACATCATCAATAAACACCAGCTTGGTTTTCTCCATCACGTCATTCCATACAAACTGGTCTTTGAAGATGTCGGAGTTCTTTCCAGGAATATAGGCTATAGGCATGACGTTCCTCATGAGTTCCCCTATAAGGGACTTTCCGGAACGCCCGTTTGACTCGCCGACCTCCGACTGCTTTCCATCCATACCGATCACTGCACGCGCCACATTGGAATCCTTCGCTTCCATCAGCATGTACCCGATGGCGCACAGTTTGGAAAGCAGATGGATGTGGTTCTCGTTCTCCTCCTCGGGAGTCACCTCACCGCTTTTCTTCCTCCATGTGAAATTGCTGGCATTGATCAGGAATTGCAGATAATGGCAGCGGTGTCCGTCTTCGGTCAGCTCATAGGAATACGTATCAGCGTCCTTCCTGAAGGTGACAAGCTGTTTTCCCAGATATTTGGCCGGATAGTCACGTCTCTGCTCCTCCCAGATATGATGTGAGATATTTTCATAGCCCATTTCCTTTACGCTGTCACGGGTGACCAGCCAGCACGATTTATCGAAATAGAAATACTGGCCGTCCCGGGAAGGCTTAATGAAATCGGGCTGTATGTACTCCAGCAGTGATAGCTTGTCCGGTCCCACATACTGCGACACCCCCTTGATCAGCATCTCGTTCACTCCCACGCAGCAATTATGCTTGGCGAACTGGAACAGGTAGTCCCGGACGTCGCTCGCCTCCAAGGACCTAACCAAAGGAGGTTCCAGATGGATGAACAAGAAACTCTTGTCCTGTCTTCTCAGGCGCCCAAAACCACGGTTCTGTAAAAAGTTCTGGGAATTCACGTAACAAAACTCATAATCCGATCTTTCGTTATCTTTCCCCTCATTCCTCTTGACCACACGCCAGAACTGCTCGTCCGCGTCAAAGGGCTGAGCCGATACGACCTTGCCATCCTCATCGAATTTCCAGCGATAACGGTTGAAAAGGAATTCCGGAAGATTCTTCAGCAGATCCTTGTGGCGCTCAGCAAACGCCTCATGGGAGTGAAGACACCAAAGCTCCATCAGCCTGTGGTCAGTGAAACCGGTAATTTTAAACATCTCTACATACTGGCCGGAACCCTTCTTATCATTACAGGCATAATCAAAATCCGCGGCCAGCTCGTCCTCTTTTCCCAAAAGAGTATTGGCCAGCAGGTCATCAAGCCCCTTGTCCCCTGCATCATTTTTGCGGATATGCCCTACAAATATCTCCAGATAGATGTCACGGTTCTTCAGACTACGCATATACTCCTTGAAATTCCTGGCAGCGGAATAAAAGTTCCTGGGACGTTTCTCAACCGGATCGTTTATCTTGATATTACTTGAGATATCATCCCAGTCCGAATCAAAAACAAATGCCACCTCCCTGACCTGGCAACCGGTGACAATCCTGACAAAATCCTCCGGTAGCGAGCCATTATTTCCCAGATTCTGTATCCCTGACACGGCAATGGACGGGATGCCATGCTTGCACGCCTTCTCCGCTTTCTTCTCGCCCTCCTGGATATACAGGCGGTCTATCCTCGTACCGCTCTTGAAGGCGGTGCGTATCTTTTCCGGAATATATATAGGAGTACCGGACCCCCGCGGCGATTTGTATTTGAAAGGCTTCCCATCCTTGTCCAAATGCATTTCCGGGAACTGCCAACGAATGCGATAGTATTCCTTCATCTCCCCGGCCGCCCTGCGCTTGTTATCCTTTTGGACATAACGGACAGGAAGACCGTCCAGATCATAATATTCTATGATGACATCATCCCCCTTGGCCGTCAGCATTCCCCGCTCATCAATCGTTCCTGGTTTGAAAGTACGGCACTGGAACACGGATTTCGTATCATCGGTCTTGTACACACTGGCGGTCACATCCTCGAAAGTCAGTCCCGAGGCGGCCAGCATTCGGGCGCAATAAGAACCCGTATCCAGCCCTTTGGCAGCCTTGCTTCCCTTCTTCATCTTCTGGACCGGTTTCCCAGCCGGTTTGTCCGGATGGGGGTCCAGCAGCACACAGAACTTCTTGGCAAGGTATTCCAACGCATCTGTATAACCGTATCCTTCGATATTCATCAGATACGACACGGCACCCTCTCCGCCAATCTGGCAGGAGAAGCACTTGAACAGATTCTTGCCGGGGCTGACCGTGAATTTCTTCGCGCTTCTGCACTTGGGGCATTCGCAAACATAATCCTTGCCGGATTTTCTCAGTTCCCGGAAATCCTGCACAACGTCAAGCAACCTGCCGTCCGACGCTGATTTTATCCTTGATATTTCGTTTTCATTAAAATACATAACAAATAATTATATAAATAAGCCGCAACTTCATAAGACAACACAAAATTACCGGATTGCAGCAACCCGGAATGGACCGGAAATGATGATGTTCCCGGAACACTTTGCACCTTTCAATTCATTGACATCTTGTCTCGGTTCACTGTTTTAGTCCTTTCGTACTCCAGCAGAGCGGACGTCACCGCCTTCCGAAAGTTCTCATTCACAGCTATTGCACCATAAAGCAGCCTATGTAGTCTTGCCCCCTTACAACTGGAAACATGTCCGGCAAATATCTCATAACCCTCCCCAGTATCCTCTTCTGACATTATTGTACAGGAAACATGTAAACCGGTCTCCTTACTTTGTTCCAGTATAAAGGAGAGAAAAGCCTTTATTTCAGTTTGTTTATTCTTGGAATTCATAATCTTATATTTACTCATAATTTTCTTATTTTAAAATTTCATCAATAGATGATAAAACACTCTCCAGTCTTTCCAACTGCTCAGAGTATTTCATAAGAAGATTTTCTTCTCTTTCCGTAGCCTCCCCTCCATTGTGAATATCATTATACTTTTCGTATTTTGATTTTACACTCTTATATGCTTTCTGAAAGAACGGAAGCAATATCTTACATTCCTCTTTGGTCATACAGACCGTTATCTCGTATGGAGATGAATACGATTTTCTAGTGCCATCTATGTGACTCATTTCTGTTCGTTATTGAAGTCATTAATATAACTACGCCCAGCATCAGTTGGACGATAAACAACATCACCAAATGGTCCAGCCGATTTCGTCAACAAACCGTTTTTTACCATTTCTTCTAAATCATCAGAGGGTTTACTATAACCACCCCATCCTTTTTTGCAGATATTCCTTAAATGAATAAGCTGCATCTTACTTAATTCTATATTCATTTGGTTCATATTTATTCGAGTTCGAAGATTCTGTTGATGGTGTCAGCTAATTTATCATTGATGATTTTCGAGTTCCAACTGTCAAATTCAAGAATAATACCAACTTGTCTGGAACCGCCGGAGTCTGTATAAGACCTGCCCATTGTGATATTTACAGGCAGGTTCTCCTCTTTGGCTACCTCTATAAAAGCGTTTGCCAGTTTTTTTAACATTTCACATCTTATCAACATAGTATTTTCGGATTAGTGATTATGAATTGACAGCCATGAAGAAACCGGCATTATTATACTGTTGCCTGATTTCTGCGGATGTAAGAATATGATACTTGGTATACAACTCAGCATTGAACAAGTCAACCTGAATACAATACTCCACGATTTTCTCCACTTCTTCCGGAGAGAGTGCCCAATAGTCCGCTACTCTGCAAAGCATATTCTTACACCAATACAATGAATGGTTTCCTGTACGGAATATCTCATTTTCTATATAATCATAAACCGCATATCCATTACATCCATATACAGTTTTCAGATCACTAACTTTGGTTTCATGCAACTGTGATGTCCTTTTATAACAAGGCAGGAATGGAATAATCTTATTGTCTGAAATAACGGATTTCATAATGTCTTTTATTTAAATTTCGGTAATAAGGATGCAGTTCAGATTCTTATTGAATTCTGAACAAAAGATTGTTGCTGCAAAAAATTATACTCTTGCAGGTATATCGTATCTTTTACGTATTTTTTTTACGTAATTGAAAACAGTCTTTTCACAGACTTTTGGAAAAGAGGGATTATTCTCCTTTAGATATTCATGAATCTGGGTGGAAGAATAATAAGGACAGGTTATCAGCAAATGCTTAACTGACTCCTCATAAGGATCGAGACGGCAGGAATAAGAAGGGCGCGGACGATTGCCATGTTGAAGAAGCTCATCAACATTTAATCGGGAAAGCCGCATGACTCTGCCGGGAGGAAGTTGCAGCTTCTTTGCTATTTGAGAACGGCTCAAGCCAAGAAGTCGAAGTTCGGCAATGTTATGCCAGTCGTGGTAGTCTTCTGTAATCTTTTTTGCATCCATTTTCTACATAAATATAGTTTTCGTAAAGTGAAATATTTAATGTTACGAAAAAGTGATGCGGCAAAGTTACGAGTTACAATGCCCTCAGCCTGATAGCCGCAGGACTGGAAGAGGTGGTGTCCGTACCCAACGGAGCCGGAGGCGCGAACCTTCAGTGGCTGGACCGCTTCGTGGAGTCGCACTTTGATGACAAGACGGAAATTATCCTGGCCATGGATACCGACAAGCGCGGAGTGGAGTTGCGCGACGAACTGGTGCGCCGCCTGGGCATGGACCGCTGCAAGGTGGTGGCCTGGGGAGAAGGCTGCAAGGATGCCAACGAGTATCTGTTGAAGTACGATCTTCCGAGGCTCCGCCAACAGGTGGAGCAGGCGGCGGAAATCCCGTTGGAAGGAGTCTTCTGCCCCATGGACGAATGGGATACGCTGATGGATATTTATTACAACGGAATGCCGGAAGGAGCCGATACGGGACTGGAGAATCTGGACCGGCTGATCAAGTTCGAGCGTGGTTTTGTGCTCACGGTTACAGGCGTTCCCGGCAGCGGAAAAAGCGAGTTTGTGGACGAAATTGCCATGCGCCTGCTCCTGCGCCACGATTGGAAGGTGGGCTATTTCAGCCCGGAGAATACCCCGCTGGCCTATCACTACCGCAAGCTGATACGCCGCGTGGTGGGCAAGCGTTTCGAACACAAGGGGATGCCGTTGCCGGAAGCCGGACAGGCCATCCGTTACCTGGCACAGAGTGTCTTTTCCATTATGCCGAAAGAGGACTTCTCGGTAGAGAGTGTGCTCCGCATTGCCGCCCAACTGGTGAGCCGGAAAGGAGTGAAGGTGCTGGTGGTGGACCCCTTCAACCGCTTCGAGCATCAGATTCCCGACTGGGAAACGGAAACGCAGTACATCAGCCGCATCTTCGACGAGTTCTCCAATTTTGCCGTGAAGCACAAGGTGTTGCTCATTCTGGTGGCGCACCCCACCAAGTTGCGCCGCGAACCGGGAAGCAAACGCTGGCCTGTGCCCACGCTGTATGATATCAACGGCTCGGCGGCCTTTTTCAACAAGACGGATTATGGAATGGTGGTAGACCGTAACGATGAACTGGGGCAGGTGCTGGTGCGTGTGGCCAAGGTACGTTTCGACCATCTGGGCGGACCGGGAGATGCTTTTTTCGCCTTCAGCACTTACAACGGACGCTACACGCCTACCGAGGAGAGGACCTTGGATCATAATCCGCCCGAACCGAAGTGGGAGCATACCAATTTCCTGACAGAGAAGCTGAAGCCCGAACAGCAGGGCCTGGGGTTTAATGAGGGGGAATGAAGTAGTTGAATGTTGCTGTTCCTGAATAACTTGGGGATAGGAGAAGGGAGATGTCAAAACAAAAAGGACAACCCCGAAAAGTTACAGATAGTAATTATAACACGTAAAAGGATCGTATCAAGCTCTGTATGGAGTAATGATACGATCCTTTCTTTAGTCTTTTAGGATGCTCAAATTTCAGATTGTAAGTTCATGTTTTCAAAAACTGAGTTTTGACACCCGGTTTTTAGGTCTTGTAGTTACAATCTGTAACTTTTCGGAGTAGTCATTTGATTTTGACATACCCCTTTAAAAGTTGTTTACAAGTAGATCATGTTGCCGGTAGGTTTTACTGATTACTGACCATTCCTCAGTGATCACTGATCATTCCTCATTAATCACTAGCCATTAAAATCTTCTCCACCGTTCCCGTTTTATCTCCTCGCACTGCCGTCGCTGC